CTGGCCCGCTCGTGGCTCGGTTACTGGGACAACTGGCAGGTCAACGACTTCATCCCAACCGCCTTCTCGAACTTCGGCCCTGTGCTCATGTTCGCCGGCGACATCATCTCGCTCAGTGAAGGTGCGGGCCAAGTCTGGTCGTTCAACGACTACCTGCCCAACACCCGCCTCAGCCCCGTGCAGCAGTCGGCTTATCTCGATGGCGGTAGCGCGTATCAGTCATCGGTCACCACCAAGGCGTACAATCTCGGTGAACCCATTCCGGACAAGATCGGATACAGCATCCAGATCGCGCTCGATAACCCGTATGCCACGAGCATCGGTGCCTCGCTCTCATACGCCACGAACATGAGCGGGACGTTCACCTCGATCGATCCTGCGATCAGCATCCCGAGCACCCAGAAGTTCCTGGCGGCTTACAACCTCATCAGCCGAGGGCGTTGGAACAACATCCAGTTCAAGATCAACACGACCAGCGGAAGCCGCATGAGCCTCCAGTCCACGATCCTGTCCGGATTCGTCGATTCCATTCGTCCCCAGCAATGACCCCGCATCCCACAATCCTAGCCGCGGCCAAGCTGCTGAAGGAGAAGTGGCCCACTTGTTCCACGTGGAACGATGACCAAATCATCAACTGGATCGGCATTTTCAACGCGAAACGCCAGATCGGTATCGTTCAAGACGAGAATGGCGAATGCTGCGGTGTGGGGGCTGTTCGGTTCCTGAACTCTGCGGAGGATGCGGAGGATATCTACGCAGACGATCCCAATGGTCACATCGCGTGGATCGAGGTGGTGGCGACCACGAAGCCTATGGCCGTGCAGACGCTCTGGATGGGCATGCAGGCCATGTGCTCTGATCGCGTGACCAAGCTGGGCGGAATCCGCAAAGGCGTTTCCCGTTTGTACGATTTCGACAGGTACTTCAAACTTCTGATGAACAACAGGATTTGCTATGGGCGGAACGTATAAAGCACCAGACATTGCGGCGGCGAATCGGGAAGCCGTGATGGCTTCCATCGAGACGTTCCCGCTCCAGCGCGAAATTGAGGCAGCATCTCGGATAGGTGCCAAAGTTCAGGTTCCAATCTACAAAGATGGAAAGGAAACCGGGCAGTACAGAACCGTTGATTTCAGTGGCATTTCCGACATAGCTCAGACGAAAGCCATTGGCCAAGCGTTGGCTGATCTTGCTCCGATTCAGGCGCAGCGTCAGTTGGAAGCCGCCCAGCAGTACGGCACCCAGTTCGCGGAGCAACGTCGAGCCGAGCTTCAAGCTCTTGATCCTGAGCGTTATGGCACTGCCGCTGTCGATGGAAGACCCGGAACTCCTGGTCTCTATTCCCAGTTCCTGAGTGACATCGGCAAAGCGCCTATCTCTGAGACCTCTCCTGCCGCCCCCACCTACGAGCGCGTGGGCATGCCTACTGGCCCGCAGGATACCGGCTACGCTCAGTCCATCCGCAGCGATCTCGAACGCCAGATCGGAGCCGGTCTCGCTCAGGCTGGTACTCTCGATCCCGCGATGATCCGCGCTGCCGAGCAGGCCGCTCGCGCCCGCGGAACCGCCACGGGCAACATCCTTGGTAACCTCTCCGCTTTCCGAGAGGCCCGTGCCGTCAACGAGGCGATCGCCAACGCGGATGTGCAGCGCCGTCAGCAGGCCATTGGCCTTCTCCAGAGCGGTCAGACCACGAGCGATGTCGCCAATCGTCAGGCTCAGGAGGCGTTCAACAACATCCTCGCGGCCACCGGTCAGCGGAACACCGCGATGCAGCAGAGCTTTGCGGGCCAGATGGCCGCTCAGCAGCAGCAGCAGGCCGGTCGCCAGCAGAACATCGCCAACATCCAGTCCGCCCTGGGACTCCAGCCGATCGTCTCGCAAGCCGCCCAGCTCGGAGGTCTCCAGCAGGGCGCTTCTCCGTTTGCCGCTCCGCAGCTCATGCAGGGAATGCAGCAGGCTGGACCTGGGCAGTTGATGCAGATGGGTTCGAGCTTTGCTCTACAGAACGCTCAGAACGCGTTCCAAGCCTCGCAGGCGAGTTCTCCGTTGGCCATGATCAGTGGCATCACCGGTAATCTCCAGAACCTCGGTCAGGCTTACGGGACCGGAGGATTCAATCTGGCTGGTTCTGGTGGCTGCTACGTTGCCCGCGAGTGCATCCCCGATCAGTGGGAGGCGTTCTACTTCTGGAAGGAACTTGTCGGTCCCAAGTGGTTCAAGAGCTTCTACGACAGCAATGCCGAGAAGTTCGCCAAGTGGCTCAAGGACAAGCCGAAGACCAAGAAGCTCGTGGCCAACTGGATGCTCGGTCGGATCAAGAGCCTCATCCCGAAAGCCTGATCAATGGCAACCGATACAGGATCCAACTACTTCCTCATCAACGGTGGGGAAACACCCGCACCGCCGTCTACTCTACCACCGGCGATTGCGGCGCTGTTCGGTCCTGTGACTCGATCCGGATACGCTCAGGCTCCGGTCGATCCGTTGAGCTACTACAACCCCGCTCCGCCTCCTGTGGAGACGACTCCGTACACCGGTGGACCCACCAAGTGGTACGAGGTCTATCGGCCAACCCCGGAGACTCCTGCTCCGACTCCGATGCCGGTCACTCCTGCTCCGGTCACTCCCGACCTGAGCAGCGTGGATACCTTCAATCCGCTTCCTGATCAGCCTTCCAGTGGCGGAGGCGGAGGCGGATTCTCTCAACCTTCGACTCCTTCCGCTCCTTCAACGCCTCCGTCTCAGGGACCTCAGACTCCATACTCGGCCGATGAGGTGTTCCCCGGCTTCGAGGGTCTTCGTCTTGGTGACGAGGTTCCCGGAATGCCGGGCACTCGCGTTGGAGGTGAACTCATCGACGACGCCGGCAACCGCTGGGACTGGAGGACTGGAACTTGGATCTACTCGGATGTCTCCAGACCTCCTTCTTACGAACGCGAAGACGGCGCGATCGTCACTCCTGGTGGAGAAAGCTCTTTCACCCCACAAGGACCGGCTCCGACCATCACGCTTCCTCCCGAAAGCGTTGTAAGCACCCCGGTTCCTCAGACTCAGGTCATCACGCAGCCTCCCGTGTTCGAGGAGCGCGTCACCGTCACGACTCCGCCCAAAGCTCCAGAGTTTGAGTTCCAAGAGCCTGCGCCCGCTCGCAATCCCATCGTCCTCCCCGGCACATCTATGCTCAGCAGGCCAGTCATCACGACCCCGCTGCCCGATCTTCCGGTCAACCCCGTGCTGACTCGCAATCGTGAGACGATCCCGAGTCGGTACTTCCGCGACATCAACTACGATCCCGAGGAGATCCTCGCCGCGGCGATGCGAAGCATGGGCGGTCGCATGGCCCGCCGGTCCATCCTCAACGAACTGAGCTAACGATCTATGGCTACACCCATCAATCTCGAAGCCGCTGCTTCCCAGCGCATCAATCCGTTCCTCAAGGGCCTGACCATGCTGACCGGCGGTCTGGCCGGCGAGTTCACTGGCACCAATGAGCAGATCCGTGAGCGTAACAAGGCCCGTCAGGCGCTGCTTCAGGAGGAGCTGAACAAGCGGGATGAGCAACGGATGCTTGAGCGCCAGTTGATGGTGAACGCGCTTCAGCAGGGAATCTCCGCACCAGAAGGCGCCACGCTTGAGGAGAAGATGGCCGACTTCAACCGAAAGAAGATCCGCAAGGAGGTTGCTGCTGGAGAAGGCCGTGTGTTCGGGTACGGGCAGACCATGGGCCCGTCTCAGTATCAAGCCGAACCTGCGTTCCAAGTTGCCGCCGCGGAATCTCAGGCTGAAGCAGCTAAACGCGCTGCTGATCTTCGGCTCAAAGAAGACCTTGAGAAGCCTGAGCTTGCTGCCCAACTCAGCGCGTTTGGAGTTCCGGTTCCCGAAGGTGCAAGCGCTGGCCAACTCAGGGGGCTGGTCGATGTCACTCGCATGCGCACCCAGTCTCGCGTTCCTACTGAAGAAGCTGGAAAGCGGGCTATTGGAGAGCTTCAGACGCTTCAACAGCGCGGCTTCTATCCGAGTGTAATGGACATCAGCAAGATGACTCCAGAGCAGGCCATTGCTGAGGCTGACATTGCTGGGCGTCAATACGCTGAATCGATGCGGACAACCGCCGCTGACAAGAAAGCCAAGATCGAGCGCGACGCTTTCAATTCGTTTCAGCAGGAGGCTTCTGCTGAGAACCCTGACAAGGCCAAGCTCCAGTCTCTCTTCTATGAGCTTCCTGTGGATGCTCAGAAGGATGCTCGCAATCGCATGATCGCTGGCGTGACCAGCGTTGCCACTCCTAAGGAGCGTGAACAGCTTACCAAGCATGTCGGAATGCTCTCTAAGGCAAGCGATCTTGCCGGTAGCATTTCAGAGCTGGCCAAGAATGAGGATCTCTCTAAAGTCTCGCAGCAGAACTTCAACGCGTTTACGAGCTGGCTGCGCGGTGTTCAGAACAAGTACGGAGCCGAGAGTCCGAAGGTGTCTCAGCTCAATGACATAGTTCAGCAGTTCGAGCAGGTTGTTGCCGGAACTCGAAAAGATCTGTTCGGCGCTTCGCTCACCGGAAACGAGCTTATTTCTGCTCAACGTCAGTTCGGTAATCCGAACGAGGCTGGCTACCTCAACCGCATGGTGAAGTTTCTGGACGGAGTGTTCAGCCGCGATGTCCTGCAAGACGACTTCAAGGACTTTGGCATCCAAGTCCCTGCTGGAGTAGAAAAGCGCACTCAGGAAGCTCGTAACGCTTGGCTGAAGGCTCGTGAGGGTCTCAACTTTGGTGCAAAGAAACAAGGGCTCAGTGCTGACAAGGAAGCTCGTCTTCGAGAACTTCGCGCCAAGAAGAACGCTCAATAAAATAATTCCATGGCTCAACTTACCGCATCAGAAGAAGCCGAACTCGCAGCACTTGAGGCGGAGCTTGTCAAAAGCGATGTCTCAGAAGAGGAACAGTCCAGACAAGAGCGTATTCGGATGATGGTAGAAGCACGTAGTGGTGGTATATCGGCTGGACCTATCAGCCCTCAAGCAACGGCAACTGGCCTTCGTTATGGACTTCCTTTGGCCGCTGGACTCGTGACTGGTCCTGCTTCTGGTATTGCTGCATTGGGCAGAGCCGCGCTGATCGGAGGAACAGCGGCTGGAGCTGGTGAAGCCGGTGCTCAGACGATTGAGAAAGTCGCTGAAGGAAAAGAATACCGTGTGCCTCAGATGTTGAGTGCTGCGGTCAGAGGTTCTGCTCCGACCATGGCTAATGCTCCAATCAGGAATATCCTGATGGCGGCTGGAACTGGTATTGGTGGAGGAGCTATCGAAGGTAAAACAGGCGGTTCGGAAATGTTTTGGGAAGGCGTCAAATCAGGGGGGCCAACTGCGGTTCTTCAAAGCGTTGGTGGTGCTGGAAAATACATCGGAAACCTTCTTTCCAAGGGAATTCAGAAAGCTGAAGACATTGAGCGCATCGGTCCTGGTGTTGAGGCCACGATAGGTCAGGCGTTTCCTGAGTTTGCTGGTCTCGAATCCCGCGTTGCTGCTCAGACTGGAAGCCAAGGCGTCAAAGACCTGCTGAATCGTCAGGCCGATGCGATCACCCGAGCTGTTGTCGGCGTTTCCGGAATGGCCGCTGAGACCTATCCCGACATCGTGAGGCGCGTAGCCTCTTCGCTCAGCAACATGGACCCGGCCTCGATTGAGAGGTTGGCCAATGAGGCTGATGCGGTGAACACTGCTCGTAACGCTGTCGAGAAGGCTCGCACCGGGGCTCAGAAGAGCCTGCTTCAGGAGTCGCTCTCTGAGGTCGAGAACGAGTTTCGCAAGCGCATCGATCTGGAGACCATGGCCGGTGGATTGAAGGCTGGAGGTGTGAGACCGTTCCAGTCCGCTGCGATGGGCCGAGAAGTCGAGACCGTGTTCGATGATGCTCGCAAGGCGTTCTCCACCAAGGCGAATGAACTTTATACTCCGGTAAAACAGTTTGAGAACGATCCGGTGTTCACTCTGTACACCAAGCCTTCGGCCAACGTGAACTCGGTTCAGGATGAAGTGCTGGATGTCCTTGCGAAGTATCCACAGCTCTCAACCGGTGCTCAGGGCGCTCAATTCACTCCGTACTTCTCTCGTTTGCAGTCCGTTCTTGAGAACCGGAATCCCGCGTCCCTGAACGAACTGCGGGCTATTCGGGAGAATCTCTACGCTGCCGCGGATTCAGCGGGCCAATCGTTCGGCACTCGCGCTCAACGAGACATCCGAAACATCGCCAATAGGATCACCGAGACGATCGACTCTCAGGCTCCTTCAGCGTTCGGGCAGGCCAATGCAGACGCGTTGAGAACCGCCAACGACTTCTACTCCAAGTTTCGTTCTCGATTCGATGAGTTCGGTGTCGCTCAAGCCTTCAAGCCTGAGCGCATGGAGACCGCTCAGATGGCTGAGTCGATGCGCGGTCGAGTCGCCAAGCAGGGCGTCGAGACTCCCGCATTTCAAAATGCGATCACGCTCCTCGATGACCTCAAAGCGGCTGGTGCTCAGGGCGTTCCTGACTCCAAGAAGCTGGCCGACATCACGCGCTCCGGAATTGTCGATCGTTCGCTCAATGTTGAGACCGGAGAACTGAATCTCCGCCAGCTTGCCAACGACCTGAACAACATCGAGCAGCAAAGCCCTGGTGGGTTGGCCAAGCTCGGGTTCGGAACCACTCAGGAACTCAAGCGGTTCGTGCGGTTCGTGACCGGACTTCCGGAAGCCGAGAAGGTTGGACCTGAGAAGATCGTCCAGCTCATCAACCAAGAGACTCCTGCTGGATTCGCGGTGGCTTCCAGGGCCGTTCAGGCGCTTCCTGATGTCGCAACCGTCGATACGGTCATCTCAGCCCTCCAAAGACGCGCTACGAGCGGTTCCAAGCCGGCAAAAGAGGCTCTGGACTCTATTCGTGCGCGTGAGATCGAGGATTTGCTTCTCCAGGTGCAAGGCGGACGCCGTGGTGCGGCCACTGGAGCCGTTGGAGAGCTTGCTGATCCCGCAAATCGAGCCCGAATCGAGCGAATCCTTGGCCCGCAGCTTCTTTCGACGGTCGAAAAGCAATTCATACCCGGATTTCGGGTGATTGAGGAGGCTCGTCAGGCTGCTGGACAGGCTGGATCCACGGTTCGAGGCGCTGCGTTTGAGCGTGTTGGGAGAAAAGCTTCTGAATTGCCGATTCAGGCTGCTGGTGGAAAGGGAGCAGCCGGTGTTTTGTCGATGCTTGGATCTGCTGCGGATGCTCTAGGTTACGCCACGATTTCCAAGGTGATTGCGAAGGGTGCGGGTGTCAGCGGAATGCGTTCTCGACGCGATTTCCTCAATGAAATGGCCAGAATCTCCCAGCTTCCACAGCCGGGACAAATCGCTGCTTTGAGGCGATACGCGGGTGAAGAACCCGAAGCGGAATAATTTCCGCAAGAAATAGTTTGCAACACTCGGCAACACGGGATACGTTCTGTCCCGTGAGCGTAAAACTACTCTCTATCAAGGAGATCGCACAGACGCTCGGGACTCATCCCGAGACCGTGCGTCGCTGGATCAGGGATGGTCGGCTTCCAGCCATGAAGGCAACGAAGCGCACGATCCGTGTTCGCTCCGACGTCATCGAGCAACTACTCCGAAACAACAACAAATGAACGCAATCGCAACGACAACGCAACAGGCTGATCCATCCTCCGAGATGTACAGCAAGATCGCAGACCCGATCACCGCCATCGAGAAGATGGGCGAGTGGATAGCTTCCAGCGGCATGCTGGGATGCACCAAGGTCGAACAGGGCAAGCTCATCGCGTGGCAGTGTGCCGCCGAGAAGAAGACCCCGTTCGATTTCAAGCGCGAGTACCACATCATCAACGGCTCCTTGAGCATGCGCTCCGATGCCATGCTGGCCGGCTACCGCGCTCGCGGTGGCAAGGTGCTGTGGAAGCAGTTCGACACCAAGGCGGCGATCGCTGTCTGGAAGTACGACGGCAACGAATGCGAGATCGGATTCACCCTTGAGGACGCCAAGCTCGCGGGTCTCCTCCCCGCCAAGCCGGGTTCCGGATGGGCCAAGGATCCGGGTGCCATGCTCCGCGCTCGCTGCATCAGCAAAGCGATCCGCATGCTGGCTCCTGAAGTCGTGGCCGGCATCTATACTCCGGAAGAGACCGAGGACTTCCAGCCCGCGCCAGCCGAGGTTGCAGTGTCACCCACCAAGAGCTTCGATCTCGTCGCCAAGCTCGAAGAACTATTCGAGTCACGCGAGTCCGATGTGAATGCGCTGCTGCTTAAGGCTGGTCGAATCAAGGAAGGCCAGACCTTCCGCGATCTGGATGACACCTTCGCCAGCAAGTACATCAGCAAGCCTGACCTCATCCTCAGCAAGCTGCCTGTCATCGTGACCCCCGAGATCGTGAACGCGGAGGTGCAGCCGTGAGCAACAACATACCGACAGGAGAAATTCAAATGTTCCCAATGAACCATCCTATATCCAACCCAAACACCCAGATCATGCGCGTCGATCTGGATGGTGGATTCACGGTCAACGAATCGATACCGGCCACAGACGCGGCGAAAATGGTTCTTGGACTGATGAAGCAGGAGTGGCTGGCCGACGCACAGTGCTCCAAGATCAGAGAGCTACAAGAGCGAATCCAAAGACTTGAGGACGCGCTGAACGGAACCGTTAACTGGATAGTAGAGCTTGCTGAAAGCGGAGACGCAGGATTCTGGGATGCTGAAACCGTGCCTCCGATAATCGCAGCGAGAAAAGCACTTCAATCCAAGGAGGCCAAGCCGTGAGCGGAGAAATCATCTGCAACATGCCTGCTGCCATCTACCACGGCACCAAGGCTCTCTCAAAGTCCGGGCTCGATCAGTTCCGCAAGTCGCCTGCTCACTTCCGCGCTTGGCAGGATGGCACGACAAAGAACGAGTCGTCTCCCGCGCTGGAGTTCGGGACCGCTGTTCACATGGCGATCCTTGAGCCTGAGCTGTTCGCCAAGTCCTACGCGGTGTTCACCGGCGATCGCCGCACCAAGGACGGCAAAGCAGCTTACGAGGCCGTCATCGCCTCGGGCATGACCCCGCTCAATCAAGAGCAGTGGGACAACATCACCGGAGCCGCCGCCGCGGTTCACGCTCATCCTGCCGCAGCGCCGCTGCTCAACGGAATCCAGACCGAGGTCTCGTGCTTCGACACTTGGATGGGCGTGAAAGTCAAAGCCCGCATCGATGGGCTCGGCAAGGACTACATCATCGATGTCAAAACCACCCAGGACGCCTCGCCCGCGGCCTTCGGTAAGTCCTGCGCCCAGTTCCGCTATCACGTGCAAGCCGCGTGGTACCGCCAGATCACTGGCATCCACCGGTTCGTGTTCATCGCGGTCGAGAAGGAGGCACCCTATGGTGTGGCCTGCTACGAACTCGATGAGCAGGCCATCAACCTCGGAATCGATATCATCGAGGAACAACTACGAACCTACGTTGAGTGCGAGCAACTCAACTCTTGGCCCTGCTACTCGTCCCAGATCCAATCACTCTCGCTGCCCGCGTGGGCGGCTCGTCAGTCCGAATAACAACAACAGCAACATCACACATCCCAACACATGAAATTCAAAGTCGATCGTTCCCAAGCCGAAGTGAAGCCGTTTGCCGGCCCCGGCGAATACACCGTCGTCATCCAGTCCGCCAAGGACGAGGGTCTCGATAAGAGCGGTAACAGCGTCGCCACCCTGCGCTACAAGGGTCCGTCCGGTGAGGTCATCAGCGACCGCTTCATCCTCAAGGACACCATGATGTGGCGCATTCAGGCGCTGATCAGCGCGACGGAGGCCAACATCGATGACGGTGCCGAGTTCGATTTTAGCGTCAACGGAGCCTTCTTCCGATTCCTCCAGGGCTTCGTTGGGCTGTCGATGATCGTCGTCCTCGAAGAGGAGAAGTACACCGACAAGAACGGTGCGGAGCAGACCGCCCTGCGTGTTCGTCGCATGAAGAAGGTGCCGAGCGATAACGACACCATCTAACCCACAAACAAAAGCCCCCCGGAGTTTGCAGCCTCCGGGGGGTGACATGAGTCCAAAACAACAAAGCGCAACGACACGCTATGCAGACC